AGGACTAACCATTAACGGCGGCAGCTTTGCAGGACGGCCAACGCCCAACACGTCAATTTCTCATGTAGATTTTCGAGCAGACAACGCATCAACGCAGTATTGGGCAACGGCCTGCACTATTGTTGATTGTTGCAGTATATCTTTTGAGTTTTGTAGATTTTTCATCGGCGGCCCTGCAAACACCACGTCAAATGGCTTAAGCATTTACGGATCGTCAGCTACCGCTAGTCCAGCAGCAGCATTTTTAACAAATTGCACGTTCTTGTATGGTGATGTGCAATTTAACATTGGCGACTATTTTGAAGGCGCATACGTTACCCAATGCGATATGGTAGGCGGGAAAACCGGCATCAAAAAAACAGGCTCATCAAATGAGGCTGGCTTGCATGTCATGGGTGGGCATATCAGTGCAAGTGTAAATTGCATCAATCTTTTAAGCATGACTGACTTTGAAATAGTCGGCGCATTGCTGTATAGCAGAGGCATTACCACAAACTATAGCAGCATTAAACTAGAAGATGTTGCTCGATTTACAATTAGCGGTAATGTTATTAAAGGTTCAGGCGCATCCGGCCCTGTTGAGGCCGGTATTGAGGTGGTTTCATCGCAAAACATTGAACGAATGGGCGCTTATATTGGCGGCAACTCTTTCAATTATTTCACAAATAGCGGTGGCGCTTGCAAAGGTATTTGGCTAAAGGCTGATGCAAACTTGTTATTTATTGGTGAAAATTCGTTTAGAGATTGCGACACCAGAGTTTTAAACCAAAGCACAAATTACAACAATTCATTTACTCCAAAAATCTACACTGATACAAAGGTGATTCCCATAACCGGTGGCGCAACGACTGAAATATTTACAGTAACAGTGCCTGATGGATTGTTTAACGTCACTCCGGCAGCCGCAATTTGTCAAGCAACCTCTGGCACTGAATTATTTGTTTCAACGGCGTATCGTTATACAAATTCAACTACTACTGTGCTTTCCTTTCTTGCGCGTAGTCCGTCGGGAGGCGTCATAACCGGCAATCCCAATTATAGATTTTCAGTAATAGCGTTTGAAGATGTTTACTCAGATGTATCTTAATCATGGCTAAATACTTCACCCTTGATCTGGTTCCACAATCCGGCGGTCAATTAGGTGCGCCGGTTTACGTTACGGTTTATTATCACGGCACAATAACGCCAGTCACGTTATTTTCTGACTTAGCGTGTACGACACAGATTAACAATCCTGTTACTGTAGACGGCTATAACATATCGTTTTACGTTGCAGACGGCACGATTGAGTATGATTTGTTGGTTTATGGCGGTAATGTTGCGCGTCCGGTAACGATTCCAAATATCTGGTCATTGCCTGGCCCAGTGTGGGTTGAACTGTCAACGCTGTGGGCATCCGAACCGCACGTTTGGGCATGGGTGAGTCCGTATACAATCGCCGTTAAAACAGTTCAAAACGTCGGGCAACTGTATACCGGCAATGACTTGATTCGAGCCGCTATGAGGCTGATACAGGTATCAGCGGTTGATACTGATCTGACAGCTTCAGAATTGCGTGATGGTTTGGAATCACTGAACCGCATGATAGACGCATGGGCGATTGAGGAACTCATGCTGTATCAGGTTACGCGGGAGACTTTCCCACTCGCGGCTAGTCAACTGTCCTATAGCGTAGGAATAGGTGGCGATTTTGACACTGTGCGGCCTACTAAAATAGTCGGCGCGTATCTGACAATTAGCACTGGTGCAATTCCTGTTGATTACCCAATGCAGGTTATTGGTTATGATGATTACAATGACATTCGTCTGAAAACGCTGCAAACCAACTTCCCCAGTTATTGTTATTATGAACCGGCGTTTCCTTTAGGAAATTTGTACGTTTATCCGGTTTGCGCGGTTAACAATGAAAACATAACATTGACCAGTTGGAAGCCGCTTGCAATGATTGCTGATCCCACCGCAACCGTAAGCCTACCGCCTGGTTACTGGGAAGCTTTGGTATTCAATTTAGCTATTCGGATTGCTGAAGAATATCAGTTTGATATTAGGCCAACGACTGTTGCATTAGCTGAATCGGCGTTAAAGAAGATTAAAAGACTGAATCAGCGCACTCTGACTCTGCAAACTGACGTTGCACTGATGAATACTAGCCAGTTGCGTTACAACATCTACGCAGACGGGTACGGGCGCTAATGCCTAGCACAATCAAACTGCCAATACTCGGCCCAGGCGTTGATGGACGCTCTCGCGCTATCACTGCTCAGGTTCGCCAGAACATATTCCTAGAAGTCAAAAAAGAACAGGACAAAAGCGCGTTAGTGGCTTACGGAACGCCAGGATTGCGATTGTTTACTGACTTTGGCGGTAATCCATCACGCGGTATGTGGTGGTTTCAAGCACTTAACTTATTGTACGTTGTAGTCAATAACGAACTTTTTGAGGTTCGTGGTGATGGCGTAAGCATAAGGCGCGGTGCGCTGGCTACCGGATCTGGCACCGTGTCCATGTCCGATAATGGTCAACAACTCATCATTGTTGACGGCGAAAACGGTTACATTTTCCAGCCACAAACGGCATCACTAACATATAGTCGCACGCTTACTTTAGTCACGGTTACAGAACCACAAACAAACCGCGTGACAGGCGATGTTGTGGCGATTGATGGCGATGCTACTATTGTCGGCGGAAACTACACCATAACCGTTACGGGCGGCAACGAGTGGACGTTTAACACCGCCGCCAGCGGTAGCGCGTCCGGTACGATTAAAGTTGTCAACAACTTTAGAGAAATAACATCCGCCAGCACTGGCGTTGATTTTCCTGGCGCTAACACGGTCGTCTTTCTTGATTCGTATTTCATAATCAACAATCCTGGTACCAAGCAATTTTGGCTGTCAGGGCAGTACGATGGCCTCTACTGGGACCCGCTGCAATACGCCAGCAAAGAGGCGTACACGGATGATCTGCAAGCCGTAACGGTGGATAACGGCAACTTGGTTTTGCTTGGCGCTATATCGCAAGAATACTGGCAGAACGATGGCGGCTTCCCGTTCCCATTGTCACGTATAGCCGGTTCACCCACTGACATTGGCATCGCGGCTCGTTGGTCAATGGCTCGATGCGGTGGACAGCTATTCTATCTGGGACGCACGCGACGCGGTGGGTTGTCAGTCGTTAAAATTCAAAACTACCAGCCTGTTGTTGTTTCCACAACGGACTTGGACTACTTGTTTAGCCAATACAGCAACCCAGGGGATGCAATAGCGTTCAGCTATCGCCAGAATGGTCATGAATTTTATCAGATTTCATTCCAGCAAGAAGGCGTAACGTGGCTGTATGACGATACAACTGAGGTATGGTCAAAACTGCAATCAGGCCATGACACGCGGCACTATGGGAATCGCGGCACTCAGTTTATCAATCAAGCAATAACCGCCGATTATCGAAACGGCAAATTGTATTATCTTGACCCTGAACACTTTACCGATAATGGCGAGGAAATAGCGCGAGAACTGATAACACCACACTTTTTTGCGGCTGACTCATTCAACAAGCTACATATTTACAGGCTGCGGTTAGATATGGAACAAGGCACCGGCTTGGTGACTGGTCAAGGCTCAAATCCGCAAATAATGCTTCAAGTAAGCCGCGATGGTGGGTTTACCTACGGAAATGAGATGTGGACTTCATTCGGGCGCATGGGTGAATACAACAAGCGTGCTGAATGGCGTAGGCTCGGCGTATCGCGTAACTTTGTGTTCAAGTTTAGAATAACTGACCCTGTAAAAGTAATCTTCATTGCAGCGGCGGCGATGGCAACTCAGGCGGATAAGTAATGACATTCCCACAGCCACCATTCCAATCTATTGCTACCGACGCTAACGGAATCATGAAGCCGGTGTGGAAGCAATGGTTTGACCGTGTGCAAACGATTCTTTCGGCAGTCATGGGTAACGGCGCAACAACTGACCGTCCCAACAAGTACGCTTTTATAGGTCAGCCGTACTTTGATACCGATCTTGGTCAACCTGTATTTTGGAATGGTACAACGTGGGTCACGTGGTCAGGCCCAGCC